CGCATGTTTACGTGCCTCTAGATTCACGGGTTTTATGACCCGTGTTGTTCAACCTCTTGACTTGTGCAGTCAAGGGTGAACGCCTCATAACCCCACTCGTGGTGGTATGAAGCGATTGCGTCCCTAATTCTAGGGTTATTAGAGACTTATTTGAAATCGTAACATCTCTTAATTTTCGAACGTATTGGTCAATCTTTCTATGGGAAGTGTAAAAGAGAGGGGAGAATTTATGGAATTTGCTACGTACTATTGTATCTTGTATGTTAGCAATTCTCTCCGCAACTCTTCTTGGTGAATCGCGCCTGGTAACCTTCTTAGTGTCTTGTTCATCAGCTAAGAACCAGGTATATAGAGCACTTCCGACCAAACTCTGTAAGACATCGCGTAAACGAACCTGACCTTTGTCATCGAACTCTACGTGCTGTGTTAGTGTGTAAATGTCCTCCACTAATACACGAGCCTGCTGAGGTAAGTAAGCAGTTGTCCAGGGCTTTAAGAAGTCACGAACGATCTCTCTCTCTCGCAATTTATTGTTGCTCGTCAGACATACGGCTGCATTGAATCTAGTGATACTGTTATATCTGTATTTCTTCAATGCTGGCAGTCCTACGCCTCCCAACTCTCTTGGAGCATGAAGTTGGATGCCGCTGTCTGTGAATGACTTTAAAAGGTTGTGATTATCCCTTTTAAAGAAATTCATGGCTCTCTGTTTTTGCCAGTCGAGTAGACCTTCGAGGGATTGAGTGAACAGGTCAAGTCTATCTAGCCATCCCTCTTTTACTTCTAGTAGACGAGATAATTTGGAATTTGTGAGCATCCCTTGAGCTCTCCTGTATATTTTGCCGCAAAATATGAACCCGTCTTTGGAAACGTGTGTTTTCTTCTCATTGATCTTGAAGCCAACACCGGTTAATCTATTTTTATAGGATTCATAGTCATTGTCTGTACCAACAATGACGGCATCATCGCCGAACTCGGCACAGGATTTGCGCATCGGTTTTCTTACCGCTTTGATACACCAAGCGTGTAAGATGCTCATTAAGCAAAAAGACATCGGCGCACCGAGTAAAGATCCTCTCTGTGTCGTTCCGAATGTTTCAACCCCATAGGGGAATTCCTTATTATTCTTCTCGTGCTGGAAGTAAATTACTGTTGGCGCGATAGACCTTTGAACTGCTTTCTTCGTGACTAGAGGCCACTTTAGCCCTTTTGACAGCTCGTCGACGATCACTTCGAGCGCGTCTTTGTTCATAAGGTCCGATGCTTGAGATAGATCGGAGGAATAGTATTTTATTTCTTCTCGCGGTCCCATAACTGGTATGCGTCCTTCTTGATACGAGAAGACTCTCTTTGCAAGAGCGTTTGCATCATCAGCAAATTGATCCCGACATGGTCCATAGTTCTTCAACATTTCAGTGACTTGTTGACATGCCGGTGCAATCATTGCAGCCATGCAAGCTTCGTGAATACTCGCCACTCTAAAACGTCCACCTTTCTGGGGTATAACGCTTAGGCGTGCCCTCGGAATTTCCTTAGAGGCGGCCATGAACAATTTCTTAACGGTCTGGTCCCAATTAGCTTGGACCCGCGGTCTAACCGCTGAGGTTTTTACATCCCAGGCGAGGAACTTCTGGTGCAGGATAGGATCTGCTGCGAACATCTGCAGATAATTATCCCGATGAGCCTTTTCACGTTGAGCTGTTTCAGCGCTCACTTGAACTTGCTTTTCGTTGAAGTTCCTACGCGCTTTATGAATAAAGCTGTAAGAACCCCCGTTAGCGCGTGAGTTTTCCAGGCATGAACCTAAAGATATAAAACCAGACTCCGTTTGTAATGGTCGTGGTCGAGTGTTCTTAATGAACGATTGTACATGTTCACGAAGCGAAGCAAGATCTTCTTTGCTTGTATGCTGTTCAGACCCACACATTCCCGATACAGTTCTTAATAGGGCCTTTCTCTCTGCTTTTGCGTCGATGATCAACGGTAGCGCTCTCTTGAGAGTAGCTAACAATGCTAGTGCTCTGCAATTAGTGCGGGTGCGACTTATTCTCCCTCGGAAGTACCTTCCAAGGTAGAGGTTGTCGGACACCGACCCAATCGCCTTGCATTCACAGCGAAAGCAAAACTCTCCGATGAAGGAGAAACCGTCGATCACACCACGCGTGAGAATTCTTTTAAAGCAATCAGAGAAGAAAGTTAAAAGCCCAACCAATGCGCTCGGTGGATCCTGATGTGATTTCCCTTGTGTTAAGGTCCTCTTTTTAGATTTAAACTGGACACAAGGTAGAACCAATTTAAGACTCTTGAGAAGGCATTTATAAATTCGCTTATGGAGTTGCACATCTCGAAACTCCTCTGATGTTTTTCTATCTGCCTTGGGGATTGTTTGCTTTTTAATTTTACATAATCTTATTCTCTCCCCACGCAATCGCTCAGCTTTTTCAAAAGCTTTTAATTGTTCTAGCGCCCCCTGAAAGATACGGGACGCCTTCTTGCCGAGCAGATGCGATGAAGCAAGTCGATAGAACCCAGACAGGGTTTCGGGCAAATACCAGTTCTTGAGAGGGAAAGTTTCAAGGAATGTCCTTTCTTCCTCCCTCGTGGGATAGTGCATTTTGCACCCCGCCGTTACTTCGGCGTCCGGAAATCCGGCCGACGTATCGTCATTAACATGTGATGCCCCAGCGGTATACAACATAGAGCTTACAGTTCTTTTTATCGAATCTGTTGTTAACTGACTGCCTGTCTGCGCAGTAGAGTTTGGTATTCGGACCGCGCGGTTTGATTCCGCCAGTGCCTTATCACCTGGTCCCCTAGGGGTAATCAGGGGGTTCATCTCAAACTCTCGTTTATGGGTAATTTCACTCATG